AAGACATTACCCTTTTGAAGATAAAGAAATATACGAAGAAGATATTGTTATTTACTTTGGAATATTTCAATTAGTAATTACAAGAATATACAGAAAATAAATTTTTTGTACCTTAGAGAAAATTTAACACAATGATTAAAGCTAAAATACAAAAGGTAAGCATATCATCAATAAAAGAAAATGATGCAAACCCTAGATTTATAAACAAGCATAAGTTTCAGAAACTTGTTAATAGTGTAAAGGAGTTTCCTGAGATGTTATCACTTAGACCAATAGTAGTTGATAAAGATAATATTATACTAGGTGGTAATATGCGTTACAAGGCTTGTAAGGAAATAGGATTAAAAGAAGTCTATATTATACAGGCAGATGATTTGGATGAAAAAAAGGCACAGGAATTTATTATTAAGGACAATGTAGGCTTTGGTGAATGGGATTGGGATATTTTAGCAAATGATTGGGATATAAAAGAATTAGAAGAATGGGGATTAGATGGTTTTCCTTTTGAAGAAGAAGAAAAAGAATTAAATGATATATCAGATACTATAGAAAGTTCTTTTAGAATAGAAGTAGAAATAGAAAATGAAGAAGAACAAGAAAAATTGTATAATGAATTAATAGAAAAAGGATATATATGCCGAATTTTGACATTATAAAAACAAACAAAACAGATTTAACATTTAGAGTTTCTTCTGTTATAGGTAAATTTGATTTACAATCTAATGAATCAACAGAACATTTCAAGGGAGAAATAGATTTATCTAATGATTGGAAAATAGGTTTAATTGTAGGAAAAAGTGGTAGTGGGAAAACAACAATAGCAAAACAATTATTTGAAGATTATTATATTACAAAATTTGAATACACAAATAAATCAATTTTAGATGATATGCCAAGTCATTGTTCTGTATCAGATATAACAAATGCTTTTAATTCTGTTGGTTTTTCTAGTCCACCTAGTTGGTTGAAACCTTATTCAGTATTATCTAATGGAGAAAAAATGAGATGTGATTTAGCTAGGGCTATATTAGAAAAAAATGAAATGATTGTTTTTGATGAATTTACAAGTGTTGTAGATAGAAATGTAGCAAAAATAGGAAGTTTTGCAATTCAAAAAGCAATAAGAAAAAGTGATAAAAAATTTATAGCTGTTGGTTGCCATTATGATGTTGAAGATTGGTTATTGCCTGATTGGGTTTTTAATACAGATACTATGACCTTTCAATCATTTGAAGGGCAAAAAAAAAATAGACCAAAAATTGATTTCAAAATCTACGAAGCATCAAATAAACAAATTTGGAAAATGTTTTCTAAACACCACTATTTAAGTCATACTCATAATAATGCAGCTAAAGTTTTTATAGCAACTATAAATGATGAAATAGCAGGGTTTTTAAGTGTATTGCATTTACCTCATCCAAAAGTAAAAAATATAAAAAAAGTTCATAGATTAGTAATTTTACCTGATTATCAAGGTGCAGGATTTGGTGTTAAATTTTTAAATGAAATTGGTAAAATATATAAAAAAGAAAATTTTAGATATAGTATAGTTACTTCAGCACCTAGTTTAATTTATGTTTTGAAAAAATCTAATAAATGGGCTTGTAAAAATTTTGGAAGATTAAAAGGTGGAGGGTCAGGATTGTTGCACGGTAAAAATAGCAAATCAACTTCAAATTCAAGAAATAGAATAACAGCATCATTTGAAATGAAATAAATATATAAAATGAACGAAAGTAGACATATTAAAAAAGAATCACTATTAGCAGCACTAGAACAAAGTCTAGGAGTTGTTACAGTAGCTTGTAAGAAAGCAGACATACCTAGAAGCACATATTACAAATGGCTAAAGGAAGATGAAATGTTTGCAATAGCAGTACAGGAAATTGAGAACGTAGCTTTAGACTTTGCAGAAAGTCAATTACATAAACAGATAGCAGCAGATTCAACTGCAGCAACTATATTCTATTTAAAGACAAAAGGAAAGAAAAGGGGTTATGTAGAAAGGCAAGAAATAACAGGAGCAGACGGAATGCCATCACACTTTGAAATTGAGATAATTGAAAATAAAGACTAACGTAGTTTTTAAACACCTTTTAAAGTCTGATAAAAAGATATCAATAGAGCAGGGTGGAACAAGGTCAGGTAAAACTTACAATATCCTGCTTTATATTATATTTCATTATTCATTAAAGAATACAGGAAAGACAATAACAATATGTAGAAAAACATTCCCATCAGTACGCGCATCTGTAATGAGGGATTTTTTAGATATATTAAAAATACATAATTGCTACTTTGAAGCTAATCATAATAAATCAAATCACGAATACAAGATTAATGGTAATCTAGTAGAATTTATTTCTTTAGACCAACCACAGAAAGTTAGAGGTAGAAAAAGAAACTTACTATTTATAAATGAAGCCAATGAACTAGATTATGAAGATTGGCAACAATTAATATTTAGGACAGATGAAAAAATAATTCTTGACTTTAATCCATCAGATGAATACCATTGGATTTATGACAAGGTAATACCTAGACAAGATGCCGATTTTAACATTACTACTTATTTGGATAATAGTTTCCTTAGTGATAGCATTAAGGAAGAGATTGAAAGACTAAAATATACTGATGAACAATATTGGCAAATCTACGGACTTGGTATAAAGGGAATCAGTAAATCAACTATATTTAGTTATGTTGAGGTAAATCAAATTCCTGAAGATGCTGAATTTATTAGCTTTGGCGCAGATGCAGGATATACCAATGACCCGACGAGTTTAGTTTCTGTATTTAGAAAAGACTATGACCTTTACGTTAAAGAACATTTGTATCAAACTCAAATGACCACAATAGACATACATAAAAAGTGGAAAGAAGTTGGAATAGAAAGACAAACAATATACTTTGATTCAGCAGAGCCTAGATTGATTGAGGAACTGCGTAGGATGGGTTGGAATGTAAGACCAAGTTTAAAAGGTGCTGATAGTATAAATGCAGGAATAGATTTATTAAAACGCTTTAAAATACATATCTTAAAGGATAGTCATAATGCAATACAAGAATTTAGGAACTATAAATGGCAAGAAGATAGAAGTGGTAAAATGATTAATAAACCTATTGATAAAAATAACCATATTATTGATGCTATCAGATATGCTACATATTCAGTATTAAGCAAACCTAATTTTGGTAAATATACTTTACATTAAAAAAGTTATTAAATATTTTGTTAATTAAATAAATAATGTTATATTTGAATATTATTAATTATAATAACAGAAATTATGACAATAGTAACAAGACAAGAATTTAGAAATTTAGAAAGCAAAGCAATACAAGGTTATTCTTGGTATATCAAGGGTGCTACTTTAAAACAAGAAGTCGCTTTATACGAAAGAATAGCAAGGGATTTAAAAAAAATATACATAGTATCTAAATAAAAACAACGGGAGGGTAAAACCTCCCTTTAAAAACAGGACAGATGAAAAAATTACAAACATTAGTATTGATTTTAGCACCAAGCTATTTTATAGGTAGATTATTAATAGGTTTAATTTTTAATATTTAAGATATGGAATGGTATGATTGTTTAAACCCACACGAACAGAAAGAATATGAATGTTCAGAATGTGGTAAGCCACTAGAAACAGATGATGGTTATTGTTCAGGAACTTGTTTTGAAGCAAGTATGTTGTAAGGTATTCTTTGTGCAGTAGTTACTTTTGTAGCTTTGTTGAGGTAGTCAGAAATGGCTACCTTTTTTTTATTACCTTTATTCAAATAAAAAACTAAATAAAATACGTTATAATAGTATGGCAATTAAAATTAAAATACCAAATTCATTAAGTGAAATTACTTTAAGGCAATACAAAAGGTTTTTAAAGATTCAACAAAGTGAAACAGAAGATAGATTTCTAAATGCTAAGATGATTGAAATTTTTTGTAACATAGAACTTAAAGATGTTATCAGGTTAAAGCTAAAAGATACCAACGATATAATAAGCGTTCTTAGTGAACTATTTAATCAAAAGCCTAGCTTAGTAACTAAATTTAAATTAGAGGGCGTAGAGTATGGTTTTCACCCTGAATTAGATGACTTATTGTTGGGTGAATATATTGACCTTGATAATTTTATAGGAGATTGGGATAATATGGAGAAAGCTATGAATGTTTTATACAGACCAATTATAGTAAGATTAAAAGACAAATATAATATTGAAGAATACCAAATAGAAAATTCTGTTAATTTATTGGATATGCCTATGGATGCAGTTTTATCATCAATTTTTTTTTTGTGGAATTTAGGTCTAGAATTGTCGCAAACTATGATGAATTATTTGGAGGAGGGGGAGACAGAAGCCTTGACTCAGTATCTCAATTCTCAAGAAAGTGGGGATGGTATCAATCAATTTTTGGACTCGCTAACGGAGACATTACACGATTTGAAAATATCACTAAATTAGGAATGCATAAATGCTTTACAATGCTATCTTTTATGAAAGACAAAAACGAAATGGAAGCAAAACAGATTAAAAAGAAATTCAAATGAGCAATCAAGGAGTAAGGGGTTACTATCAATTAACTGAAACCATAAAAGAACAACTACTAGCAGATGTAAATGTAAATACAGTTACAACAGGGGATATTACTGATGTGAATTTAAGTAAGCAAGATATATTTCCATTAAGTCATATTATCGTAAACAACGTAACAGTAAATGAACAAACCTTAGATTTTAATATAAGTATTCTAGCCTGTGATATTGTAAACCAATCAAAGCTACAAACAACAGATATTTTTACAGATAATAACGATATACAAAATATTCTAAACAATCAACTAGCAGTCTTAAATAGGCTTATACAAAGACTTAGGATGGGTCAGTTACATACAGATATGTATCAACTAAATGGAAGCCCAAGTCTAACACCTTTCTATGATAGGTTTGATAATCAACTAGCAGGGTGGACTGCAACAATGGATGTTCAGATATACAATGATATTTACATTTGCTAATGAATGGGTATAAGAATTTAAATGATGCTCTAGAGCAGTATGCTAAGTATGTTATACAACAAGCTAGAACAAATCTAACAAAAGATAAAAAAGGTGATGGTAACTTATACAATTCTTTAAGTTATGATATACTAGAAAATACAGATGAATTTCTAGTAGACTTTTTAATGGAAGACTACGGAATGTTCGTAGACAAAGGGGTAAAAGGTAAAACAAGCACCTATCCTGAAACACAGGCAGCACTATCTCAATTTCAATATGGTAGTGGTACAGGACCAAAAGGTGGCTTAAGAAAAGGAATAGATGGTTGGCTTAGAAAGAAAAGGTTTCAATGGAGAGATGAAAAAGGTAGGTTTATGAGTTATCAAACTATGACTTATTTAATATCTAGAAGTATTTACAACAAAGGTTTAAAAGCAAATTTATTCTTTACTAAACCATTTGAAAAAGGAATAGAAAAACTATCACAAGAATTGTATGCAGGCTTTGTTAAAGATGTAGATAATTCAATAATATTAGGACAAAAAAAATAAACAATGGCAGATATAGCATTAAGAAGCCCACAATTTAAACATAAAGAAATCCCTGCATCAGGGGTGCTTTCTTCTGTGTGTACAGTTACAGTAGATGGAACATTAAGATATACATTAACAAAAAATGTAGAAGCGAGTACATCTGTTAATTTTGATATATCAGAACTAGCAAGGGATTATTTAGAAATAGAATACAAGGGTAATTTTTGGGCACAATATGTAGATATAGTTACAAGCATAACAAATTACGCAGGGTTAAATGGTCAAGGTGCTGCAGTAGGAACTGCAACTACTTATACAGATAGAGGTTTTGAAGCATACGGAACTTTTACAGAAAACTCTAACCCTGTGGTATATCCAACACGACCAAGGTTTTTAATAGCAGACCAAACTAATTCAACTGCTTCAACTAATATCACAGTATTAGCACCAACAGGAAAAGCTGCAATTTTGCCAAATGTTGATTTATCAGGAAATTTGTCAGCACTTATAGTTAGTGGAAGCCCAACAAGTGTGGTATGGAATGGTATTACTGTAACAATTAAAAGAATAGATTGTACTAAATATGGAGATGGTAAAAAAGTTATATTTATTAACAAGTATGGTGCACAACAAGAACTTTGGTTTTTCTTAAAAAATACAACTGCAATAGGTAGAACGAACGAGGGGTTTAAATCTAATACAATAACATACCCAACAAATAACCACGCAACCTATTCCAATAGAAATGCACCGAATAAAGTATTTAATACACAAGCAAAAAGAACACATAATTTAAGTAGTGGATATTATCCTGAGTTTGCAAATGAATACTTTGAGCAATTACTATTATCAGAATATGTTTGGATGGAAATACCAAGCAGGGACGATAGTAGCAATAATATTGTAACCCCTGTGAAAGTTAAAACCTCATCAGTTAATTTTAAAACATCTGTAAATGATAGGTTAATAGAATATACAATGGAATTTGAAGAAGCATACGATTACATAAATAACATAAGGTAACATAAAATAACATAGAATAACATAGATGCAAAAGTTACAACTTTACATACAGGGTCAGAGGGTAGATTTATTTAAAGATGAATCAGTTTCTTTTACGCAGACATTACAAAACGTAAAAGATATTAGTAAAATATTCACAGAATTTACTAAGACATTCGCAGTTCCTGCTTCTAAAGTAAACAACAAGATATTCACTCATTATTATAATTTTGATATTGATGATACTTTTGATGCTAGAAGTAAAGTGCCATCTAAGTTAGAATTAAACGACCTACCTTTTAAAGAGGGTATGTTAAAACTAGATGGAGTAAAGTTAAAAAACAATGTACCTCATACTTATAATATTACATTTTTTGGTAATACTGTAAACTTAAAAGATTTACTAGGTAGCACTCAATTATCAGCATTACAATATCCACAATCATTAAATCAAATTTATAGCTTTGATGGTATTACTAATGCAATGCAAAATGCACAAGAAAATGGTAATATCATAGTGCCTTTAATTACTCATACAAATAGGTTAATTTATGATAGTGGGTTACACGAACAATATGATAATGAAGAACAAATTAACAACATAGCACATCAAGGTTCAGCGCAACAACACCAAAACGGAGTTAATTACACTCAATTTAAATATGCTATAAAAGTACAGGCAATATTAGATGCTATACAATCAGAAGAATTTGCAGGTGGTCAAACAATCACTTTCTCAGATAATTTTTTTAATAATACTACAAATGAAAAGTTTGATAGCCTTTTTATGTGGTTGCACAGAAAGAAAGGAGATGTAGAAGCACCATCACAAGTTTTACAGAATTTTACACAAGTAACAGAGTTGGGGACAACAGTATGTGTTCCAACTACAAACTGCCAACCGTCAGTAGCCAATGCAACTAATGGAATTGTGTCTACAACTGCTACATCGCCTTATAGCATTTCTTTTTTAAGTTTAGATGTTGTACCACCAAATACGACAGATGCCTATACTGTTAAGGTTATTAGAAATGGGTCAATAGTTGTAGGAGAAAAAACAGGAACAGGCAATCAGCAACTTATATTAGTGCCTTGGAATAATAGCACTTATTCTATTCAAATTGCATCATCTACTACTATGACTTTTGTAGCAAGTAGTATAACAATGACTGTAAGTTGGACAACAGGAACTATCGGTGGGTCAGGTAATAATGGTCAAATGATATTTTCTAATGCTTCAACATTTACTACAACTGCCTTTAAGGAGTTTAATATACAGGAGCAAATGCCTAAAATGACTATTATAGAATTTTTGACAGGTCTTTTTAAGATGTTTAATTTAACTGCTTATGTAGATAATACAGGAACTATTGTTGTTAGAACTTTAGATAGTTATTATGATGCAGGAACAGGGAATCAATATGTGAAAAGGGTGATTGCAGATGGAGGAACTGTTGAGTCAGTTGAATGTGTTGAATTTTCAAATATTGTATCAGAGCCTATAAATATTGATAAGTATTTAGATACTACAAAATCAGCAGTTAATGTTGCATTACCTTTTTCAAGTGTAGAATTTAAATACAAAGGGTTAGGAACATTTTTAGCAAAACAATTTGAGCAGTTAAATAATACACAATGGGGTAGCTTACAATATACTTTAAACGGAGATATATTTGATGCACCATCTAAACCTTATAATCTAGAAGTACCTTTTGAGCATATGCAATATGAAAGGCTTTATGATGTGCAAGGTGGAACTTCTACGACTGTCCAATGGGGTTATTTTGTAGATGATAATCAAGAGCCTTATTTTGGGTCACCTTTATTATTTTATCCTATAAGACAGGATAATGGAACAAACATAAGAATAAGGGATTTTGATGAAGATAATTATGATGATATTGACGAATATTTTATTCCATCGAATGCTTTGGCTTTATCATCATCTACAAGTAAAGAAAATATACATTTTGGAAATGAGATAAATGAATATCAGGCGAATGAAACAGGGGTTAATTCTTTAGATTTTACAGATACTTTATTTTATACTGATTATAGAACATACATTAGTAACGTATTTAATAATAGAAGAAGATTAACAAAGGTTACTGCATACCTACCTATGAAGATTTATTATAATTTGCAGTTAAATAACCTTATACAAATAGGTCAGAATAATTACAAGATAAATTCTCTAACAACTAATTTAACAACAGGGAAAACAGACTTTGAATTATTAAATGATGTTAAAAGTACATTAACTACAACATCAGAAGCACCACCTAGTACAGTAGGAGGGGTTAATGCTACTAATATAGGAACAACATCTGTTACTATTAATTGGAATCCATCTGTATCACCTGATGGAACTACTATGTCTTATTACGTTGTATCTTTTAATGGAAGCCCTGTTGGTGGGTCAATGGCACAACCATTGCAAACAACCTATTCAGATACGATTACAGGCTTAACATCAGGAACAACTTATTCTGTAACTATTGTTGCTTATGATGTTCTATTAAACGCATCGTCACCATCAGCACCATATTCATTCACAACATTATGATAAAAAATATAATAGACTTATTGCAGATAGCAAAAGGAGAAACGGAAAATATAAAAATTGCACAGGGTAAAAATGCTTTGCCTAAAAATTTAAAGTCAGGATTAAAACATATTAAAAATACTATCAAATGGCAATAGAAAAGGAATATACTTTAAAGCTATCAACTGCAGATGCACAGGCAAATGTTGATGAACTTAATAAGTCATTAAAATTACAAGAAAGTTTAATTGATGATTTAGAGAAAGAAATTCGTCAATATGAAAAGCAGTTAGATAAAACATCTAAAACAGACTTAGCTGCACAAAAGAAAATAAAGGATGCTTTAAAGCAAAAAAAGGAAGCATTAAAAGATGAAAAGATTGCCTTAAAAGACTTAAATAAGGATAGAAAAAAAGCAAATGAAGAATTAAAGGAAGCAACAGAAAATGCTGCAGATTATAGTGGTGCTTTAGGTTTAGTGGATAAGCAAACAGGGGGTTTAGTATCAGGATTAAAAAACCTTAAAGGTGGTTTAGGTGGTGCAACTAAGGGAATGAATCTTTTAAAGGTTGCTATAATAGGAACAGGGATAGGCGCATTATTGATTGCTATAACTGCAGTTACAACTGCGTTTAAATCCTCAGAAGAGGGTCAAAACAAGTTTGCAAAATTATTGGGAATCATCGGGTCAGTTGTAGGTAACCTAGTTGATTTATTAGCAGATTTAGGCGAGGGTATTATTGCAGCATTTGAAAATCCTAAACAGGCTTTAATTAATTTAAAAAATGCAATTAAAGAAAATATCACTAATAGAATTGAAAGCCTTATAGATACTTTTGGTTTTTTAGGAAAGGCTATTAAAAAAGTATTTAGTGGAGACTTTAAAGGTGCTTTAGAAGAAGCTAAAAATGCAGGAAGTTCTTATGTAGATAGTTTAACAGGGGTTAAAAATACAATAGACAAAGTAACTGAATCAACAAAAAGTTTTGTAAAAGAATTAAAAGAAGAAGCAATCATTGCAGGTCAAATAGCTGACCAAAGGGCAAAGGCAGATAAGATTGAAAGAAAAAATATTGTAGATAGAGCAAAAGCAAATAGGGATAGAGCAGAGTTATTAGAAAAAGCTATTGATAAAGAAAAGTTTAGTACACTTGAAAGAATTGAATTTTTAAAACAAGCAGGAGATTTAGAAGAAGAAATAACAAATAAAGAAATTGAAGCAGCTAGATTAAGGTTTGAAGCCAAACAAAAGGAAAATACTTTATCTAAATCTACAAAGGAAGATAAGGAAGAAGAAGCAAGGCTAGAAGCAGAACTTATAAATTTAGAAACTGCAAAACTAACAAAACAAAAAGAAGTAACGTCACAAATAATTGCTCTAAAAGCAGAAGAAGTTGCAAGATTAAAAGCTATTGAAGATGAAGAAAAAGCAAGAAAGGCAGAGGAAGAAGAAGCAGCTAAAGTTAAGCAAGAAGAAGATGATGCAGCAGAAAAATTAAGACAAGATAAAATATTACAAGACAAAAAAGATAGAATAAAGGAAGAAGAAAGAGTTGAAGCTGCAATGGTTGCTTTTAAAAAACAATTACAAACTCAAAACCTCAACAATATATCAGCAGGGTTTGGTTTATTAAGGCAACTAGCAGGAAAAAATAAAGGGCTACAAGCAGCAGCAATAATTGGAGAAAGTGCAGTAAATGTTGCTAGAACAGTAATAGAAACACAAGCATCAAATGCAGCCATAACTGCACAAGGAGCAGCATTAGCAATCCCAACAGGGGGTGCATCAGTAGGTATAGCTGCAAAATTAGTTACTGCAAATACCATTGGGGCAGGAATAGGAATAGCTGCAAACGTAGCTGCAACTGCACAAGCATTATCTGCATTAGGAAAAGGTGGTGCGCCAAAATCTGACCAAGTTAAAAATCCACCTCCAATATCTGCGCCAACAGAAATAGAAAGTCAATCGCCTGCATTTAACATAGTTGGAGCAAGTGGTACAAATCAATTAGCAAGTGCAATAGGTGGGCAAACGCAACAACCTATACAAGCATTTGTAGTTTCTAGTGAGGTAACATCAGCACAAGAATTAGATAGAAATATAATTGATGATGCTTCAATAGGTTAAAAAAGCAAAATTTAAAATTTAATACGTTATAACATTATGAGAATAGTTGAATTAATATTAGACGAAGAACAAGAAGAAA